CGCTGCGTTCGCTTCTGGTGCGTATGGGTCTTGCGGAATGATTGAGCCCGGTGGCCGCGCTTGCGTAAGGCCAGCGTTGCTCACCTTGCCAGGATCAATGTCAAGCACAAGGCCATGCTTCTCCGCCAGCAAGCGCTCGGATTCAAGCTGCAAGAAGATTTCCTCAAGATCCCCGCCCTGCTCTGCAACCACCTCGCCCAGGGTCTTGAAGCCGCACCGCACCGCTTCCTTGTATGCGGCCACCTCCTTGGCAGGATCAACCCATGCCCAGCCGCGTGGCATCCAACGCGCGGCCTTGAAGCGATCGGGTGCCAGCTCGTAGCCGGGCAGCGATAGCGCATTGCTCAGCACTGCCAGCTCAATCCATTCGTGAAACACGCGCCGGTGGAAGTTCTCAATCATCCACGATTGCAGAATCCGCCAGTGGTCGCGGTCTTCAATCAGGCTCAGCCTGCTGCTGCTGTAGTTGGTCTGACTGAAGTCGCGCGAGATCGTCTCGTAGCTGCAGCCGATGCCGGCAGCCATGGCGCGCAGCATCGCGCGTAGGAATGGCTCAAATTGGCCATCGGGGCTATCCAGGCTCGGCACTGTGACCGACTCGCCGGGATTCAGGTATTTGAAGACCCCAGGCTCAAAGTTTGAGACGCGCTCGCCATCCATGACGTCATCGCCAATCAGCTCGCCCTCGGGGCTGGTAATGAAGCCCATCAGCGCGCTGCTGGCACGAGCGCGCACCACCTCGGCCTGCTCGTAACCCGCCAGGTGGTGCAGTCGTTGTATTGCACTGGCGAACCACGTAACGCCTCTCGTCTGGCCGGGGCGCTCGGCGCGGTAAAGGTGAATGATCTCCTCGGCCGGGATGCGCTTGTGCCGCTGCGTGCTGATCTGCTGGTTGCTGAACTGATAGTCGCCGGGGTGATATGCCAGGAAGTGATACGCGATCGGCCTGCCCCAGCCGTCCACCTCCACACCCATGCGGATCTCGTTTCCCTGTTGGCTGCGGCCATTGAGACCATCATCCAGCTGGTCCGCCTCGATCACCTCCATCGCCAGCGGGATGGTGCTGCCACCAAAGCTCTGCCGCACAAGTCGGATGAACACCTCGCCGCTCTCGGCGCAGGCGCGGATCACCAACCTTTCAATGTCGGCGAAGCTCAGCTTGCCGCCGGTGTGGCAATGCCGCGCAGTTGTCCACTGGCGCCATGCCGCCTCGATCGCATCATTGATGCTGGTATCAAGCTTGCCGCCGCGCTGCATCCGTACCTGCGACTGAAACGGGATGCCCTGCCCGATCACGTTGCCCTCGATCGCGCGCAATGCCTGCCGCGCGTAGTCGTTGTCCCTGCACAGCTGCCGCGCGCGATCGCGCAGTTTCTGCGCGCTGCCGTAGATCTCGCTGTCGGCGCTGGTGTTACCTGTCACCCAGTCAGCAGTAAGCCTGCTGAACTGCGCGCCTTGGTACATCCGCCGCCGCGGTACTGATGGTGCCGCCTGTTGTCTGCGCTTCTTGGCCATCAGCTGAACCTCACGAATAGGTTGTGCGGATTGCCCAGGCCATTGGCCGCCAGCTCGGCAGCCTGCTCACGCTTCACATCAGCTTTCAGCTTGGCCTCCAGCTGCAGCAAGCTTTCCAATCTCATCTTTGTCAGATTGCGGCTTCCAATGCTGTACTGCTGCACAGCGCCGCCTGCAATCATCGCGCGGATTGCAGCCTGCACCGCATCAAGATCCTTGCGGGCCTGGCTGCGGCCATCAAATGCGCCAGGCGATCCCGCGTAGTTCAACGCCGCCAGCACCTCAAGCTGGCCAGCGCCGAGTGTCAGCTTCTCGCTGCCGGCAGTTGCGATCGCCTGCCAGTACCACTGCCCTGCATCGAACCCGGCGCTAGTGGCCGCGGCAATGGTCAGCTCCCAGCCTTGGCCGTATGCGGTGCCAGTGATCGTTGCGCCTTCGCTTGCAGTATTGGTGCGCAGGTAATAGGTCAGCGCCCAGGTGCCGCTAGTGACGGCATTGCCAAACGCATCAACGCTGGCATCATCCCGCCACTTCACCGTGTCGCCGGCTCGGATTGTCGCAGGGATGTTCACCGTTACCAGTTGCTAAGGAAGGCTGCGCCAGCCTTAGCTGATCTTAGCGATGGCTTCGCGCGTGCTTCTGCTGGCTTGTCCAGCTGATCCCATATCGTCTTGCGGTCATAGCGCGTGTAGAGATGGCACAGCGCGGCATAGGCATACACCAAGCAATCCAGCGCCTCATTGCGCGCTGATGGTTTCTTGACCCATTCGCGCACCGGGAACCCTGAACGGTTGTATCGCATCACCTGCTTCTCGGCGGTCAGCTGCTCGAAGTAGTCAACCGTTGCATCCATGTGGAAGTGCAGGTAACCAGGGCCGGGCTCGCTGTGTTTGATCCGACCAAACAGCGTGGTCTTAATCGTGTCACTGCCGACCGGGTGCACCACCGCGCCGCGCTTCATGGTCTGCCCTTTGGCGTTCAGATCCACCCGGCTGCCTTTGCCGATCGGCGGCTTGCCACGCTGGCTGGCGCCTTTGATCGCAATCACGCCCTGCCTGCCGCGTTCGCGTGCGTACTGGTACACCTCAGCGGTAAAATGGCCGCCGCTGTCGATCGCCACCACATGCGGTCGGATGCCATGCCCCTGCGCGAGCGGCCATTCGCGCAGCACCAGCTGATCCAGCTGCTTCCAGAGGTCTGCGCGGCTCGGGTCGCCGTGGATCTCCTGGTGATCCAACAGCCAGCCTTCCTCATCGCGTCCCCATGCCCATACGCTGATCGCCAGGCGGTTGTCCTGCACGTCAACGCCGACCGTGATGGCCGACGCACCATCTGGCACAGTGCCGGGTTTGTAATGCTCGCAGCGCTCCAGCAATCCAGTGGCGCTCACCTTGCTGGCGTAGTCCTCTGCGAACGTCTCAGCCAGCCGCGTATTGACGAAGCTCTTAAGCATCGGCGCATCCGCCTTGCTGCGTATGAACTCGTCAACCATCTCGCCCCAGCTCAGCCAGCCGAGCGGTGAATAGAGTCCACTCAGCTGAAAGCCAGCGGTCTTGCCACCATCGCCAGGTGCAGTGGCGCGCCATTCACCACCACGCAGCAGGGCAGGCTTGTGCAGTTCCCCGAATCGCTCTTTGCACGCCTCGCATTCGTACGCCGCGCTGCTCGGATCATCCTTCTCCCACTTGAGCTGCGACCACTTCAGCCATTGCATCGCGCCGCAGCTTGGGCATGGCACGAAATAACGTCGCTGATCGCTGCGCTCATATTCCGCCTCGATGCGGCTGAAGTCCTTGATGGTCGGCGTGCTGGTCAGCAGGATCTTCCGCCGCGCGAACGTCGTCGCCCGTTTCTCGGCCAAGCTGACCGGATCGCCCTCGCCGTCAACGTCCAACGGGAAGGCGTCCACCTCATCGAGGAAGATGTAGCGACACGGCGTCGATCGCAGCCCAGTGGCTGAGTTACTGCCGGTGAGCAGGAGCATTCCGCCTGGAAACTCCTTGCTAAACATCGTGTTTCCGCTGTCCCTGCTGCGGCTTGGTGCGATCCGCTCCGCCAGCACTGGCGTATCGGTGATCATGCTCTCAAGGCGCTGCTTGCTCAGGCGCTTGGCCATCTCAACCGTGGGCTGCACCGCCAGCAGTGGGCCTGGTGCATGGTGGATGACATAGCCGAGCCAGTTGCTGCCGGCTTCGGTCTTGCCAGTCTGCGCTGCGAACATCATCACCACACGCTGCACGGTGCTCCCTGTGCTCAGGCAGTCCATCGGTTCGCGCAGGTATGGCGTCCTGCTGGTGCGCCATGGCCCCGGCTCTGCGCTGGCCTTGCTGCTCAGCATCCGGTACTGATCGGCCCACTCGCTAACCGTCAGCTGCGCATCAGGTCGCAGCCCATCGAGGAATCCGCTGCGGTATGCGTTCATTCGCTCAGCTCCGACAGCGCCGCGCGATGCTCCTGGCTGAGCAATTCATGGATCACCACCGGATCCGTCTCGCCTGCCAGTTGATGACTCAAGCGGTCCGCCAGGTTGGCCAGTGCTTCACGGATGCTGCGCCCCAGCGCAAAGGCTTCCTTCTTCACCTCATCGGCGCTGATCAGTTCGCGGCGTTGCTGGCTCACCTGCAGCTTGGCCAGCTCGGCCTGGTAATGCTCACGCCTTGCGCGGCTTTCATTCAGATCCGGTATCTCATCATCCGGCAGCGCTTCAACGCGGCGCTTTAGCTCGCGTGGTGTTGGATCCGCAGGTGGTGACACCTTGCTATTGGCCGTGGCCCTGGTGTTCTTGTTCCACAGCTCCAGCGCCAGATCACGGTCCAGCCATCGCTGGCCGTCCTTGTCAACGATGGCAGCAGCGA